CTGTATGAAACAGAGCCCGCTGTTACCTCATAGTATTCATAGAATGTTTGAGTTGGAACAACTATATTATTTACAAACTGCATTGCTGGAAACTGCAAGCCTATCTCTGTGCTGTTAGCGCTAGCATATATTTGAATAGGTTGATCTACAGCACTTATACCGCTTGCTTTTTTAAAATACGCATCTAGTTGATTTGGTATAGCACAATTAAAAACGTCTGTTAAAGTAGAGCCTGTACAAGAGTTTGCCACTGTAGAAATAGTTGTTGCACTACCAATCTTTGCGACAAAATCAGGGTCTGTGGCTAAGTTAAATACTGTACTAAAGTCTTGCTGTAGTATGTATGTAAAATTTAAGTTTGTGTTTGTAGTGGTCTCAGTTGGGAAAGGTGTATTTCCACTAAATGAATTGTGTAAAATAGATATATCGAATTCTATAGATGCGCCTTTTAAAAGTTTAGTTCCTTCTAAATCAAAATTAAACCTTGCACTTGGTTTATTAATCCAACCATCTATTGTATACTGTGCATCAGCCTGAGAAAACGGAAGGGTTTCAGCGCCAACCTCACTTGTTTCCAAAGTGGTACTATAATTAAATTGAACTGCATCGTTAAATTTATCCACTAAATTATATGACTCAAAATAGTTACCGTAAAACAAACGGTTACCCATTATTGTTTGAGCTTGAGCTTTTAGGGGTACGTTATCGTATAGCCTAAGAATCTCAGTCTCAGGTAACACGGTAAATATTTTTTGATTGTCAAAAACAAATGTAGCTATGTCATTATCAGCTAATCCTAAATTTAATTTATTTAGTTTTTCTACAACCCTAATTACAGGGTTATCCATTTCTTTAAATAATATCTCAATGTCCTTGACTAACGGGCCTCCTGTATTGTAAGATATGGTAACCGCGTTCATAACATTGAGCATTCCCTCATTTAGAAATGTACTTATGTCAAATTGAAAATTACCCGCTATAAATGCAGGGTCACTAAACTGTGAAGTAGCAGAATACTCTCCATCTGCATATTGATAACGATACGCAAAACAAATAAACCTGTCTTGTAAATAAGTGTTGTCACCATTATTTTTAAATGGAACAATAGTAGGAGCTTCAATAGGAGGCTTTTTTATAACCAGTAAAGATTCTGCGGTAAATTGATCTATATATGCAGCCATGTTAACTAGTTAATGTATAAGTTACTTGATCCGTTAAAGTTAGTCCGTTTATTATTACAGTACCCCCAGATTCAGGATTTTGTGTATCACCGTTACCATCTGTATATGATAAGATTGAAGGCGTATAGTTAGCCGTAAAAGATCCCGAGGACCCATCATCACCTTTTATTGTTCCAGCTATAGAAGATGTGCCTGGATTTGAAATGGTGTCAGCATTTATTAAACTAATTGTAGATGTTCCTGAACTTGTGTCAGTAGAAAATTGAGTAAGTGCTAAACCTTGAGCAAAGTTCGAACCCTGTATGCCATAACCTTTAGTAAAAGCCAAACCAATACTACTTGTATAGCAATCTACACCAGGTAAAGGTATCTGATTTAAACTTGGGCTTACACCTTGCCCAAAACCCGCTCCTGAATTTGGACAACCCAACAACGTACCTCGATGAAATCCTATAAACTCTGTGCCACCCACTAATAATGATTCAGCCTTGAATTTCCATAGAGCTGCAATAGGCCCTGGAGGATTACCATCTAATAATGGTTCTTCATAAGAACGATTTACATTAATAAATCTAGGTGGATTAAGGTTATCAGTAAAAAAAAGTAATTCACCAATAATGTTTATACCTGTTATTAAATTTTGTGGATTAAAGTTTAAAGTTGTATTTATACCACTGCCGTCATCCGTGCTTACTACATGATACGTTACTTGCGCTGTTTTGGTGTCAAAAGAAACAATCATATCACATTTACCTGTATCGGCTAAAGTGAAGTTTGGATCATGCACAAACCAATATATAGTTTCATTTGCACTGTCTTGAAAAGCTCCGATACATCTAGCTTGAGGACTTAATGCTTGTTTGTCTAAAAAGAATAAAGCACTAAGTTGAGTATTACCTTTGGTGTTTTCTACTGAACCTATTTCGGATGCCTCAGTAGAACCAAGCCTTACGTTTAAAGCATCTTCATATTCGCCATTGGGTATAAGCCTTTCATCAAGGCTTTTGTTCATACGGCCTGCAATAAAATTTCTTTGCGATTTTGCCATTACTTAATCCACTTATTCTCTCCTCTTAAGTTCATTAACAACCTACCAGGATGAATATCACTTAATCGGATTTTTGCATTTCTTAATAACGCTGTTTTATCTTTTCGAGCTCTGTTTACTATGTACTCTTGAACACCGAATCTATTGTTTAATAAAGCATATTTTATATATGCATATATGTAATCTTCAAATAGTTTATTCACACTTATTTTTGAATCATCACCATTTTCCATACCATCAGATATATATTCTAATATACATTCTTGATTAGCCATGGTAGAATCAAAATTTATAACACCAGCTTTTTTATCAATAGTAAAAGTAGGATTCATGTTAGCGGTTTCAGTATTTAAACCATAACGAGCTCCTATATATGTATCGTAATAATCTTCATTAAATGGAGGTATGTCAACACCTTGCATTCTCGCTTGATTGAGATAGATACTATTTAGAGCTCCGTCTTGTCTCGCCGTATCTAATGAGGATGTTTTAGTATTAACATTGCCGCTGCCGTCATATGTAAATGTTGCGGTTGCAGATTGTACATATGATAATGCCGATTGAACTTGTATGTTTTCGACTAGTGGAAATATAGTGTTGTCTTTAAACATTGACACACGTACCCAATTGACAAAGTCAGAAGGTAAAACAAATCTTAAATCAGAATACACTGTTAGCTGTAAAGATTTTATTTCTTTGAATGCATCATAATTTAATTCTTGAATACCTCTTTTAGCGTGAAACAATATCTTATACCTTTCTTCGTTATTAATAAGAGAATGGTTTCCATTGTACATTAACAAAAAATTTGTCACTATATCTGCGAGACTTACATATTGATAAGAACCCCAATTTTCATTAGTGGGGTTGACGTTATCATTAGTATAATATTTTTCTTGGTTTATGTATCCCATAATTATTGTTCTTGATTTTGTGTCTGTTCTTCAACTTGTCCAAATTTAAATACGTCTCCCTCTCTTATAGATATACCTGCGTATTGTAATATTTTAGACACTAGATCATTTCCATCATCTAGTGGTAGTTCAAAGTCTTGATAATCAGGTTGACTCTGATCAAATACTGGATCTCCATTTGATATAGTAGTAAATGTCCACTTAGGATCTTTTGGATACCTTATATATTGTGCAACCACTTGGCCCATGTTAGATACTGATGATGGGCTAATAGCAATAGTATTACCCTCTTGTGTATATGCAGGATAAGTAATATTTGGCTGCGTAAGCATTGAGCTGTTTAGTAAAGTAATATTACTATTATTTACTAGTTCTGCTTCAGCTGATAAATTAGACTTTAGGTATATACTGTAATTTTTTCCTGTAGAAGTTATAGCTGTTGTGTTAACATTCAATGTGTTGGCATCTACAAATCCTGTTATTAGTGCCGTTGTAACCACATTATTATTTAAAACAATAGATACCACGCCTCCTACCATGCTCGCAGTAAAAGTTGCTGTGGCATCAATCAGTTGATTTCCTGCACTAGCCGCAGCTGTGCCTGTATTTATACCACTTGCTGTAAGAGTATTGTATATTAATACCTTGTTTAATAAATAATAATCTGAGCCTGTAGTCGCCCTAGTAGGCATTGTGTAAACATTAGCAAGTCCTGATGGAGAAACTGCTGTGGATGTTGTATATGTTTGTGCTAAACTTGCTGTTACTGAAAAAAAATCTATAACTTCTTCGTAACCTTTTTTTATATCAGCATATCCAGTTCCCGATAATCTCGCATTTTCTTCATTAATCTGCTGATTGTATTGAAAAAAATATTCATCAAATAAATCTAGTTGTGCTTGTTTAGCAAAAAGGTTAAAATCGTTAGGTGATAAGTATCCGTAATTATTTTTATTAATAATCGCTAAGACAGTATTTCTTACAGAGTTTATCATTGTCTATATTTTACACAAAGATAAGTAAAAAAAAAAGAGGTCAATTTTAGTTGACCTCCCTTTGGATGTTGATTATCAAATAAAAAACCTTATGCAATAGCTATTCCTGTTACTGTCATTCCTGTAAGGTCAACAGCTACTGTAGCATTAGTCCAGCTAGTTTGAGCAGCAGTCACTAAAGCTGCATTTACATTTTGTGCAAATCCTGAAGTAAGACCTGTCCCTGTAATTGCTATGTGCTTAGTTCCGTCTAATAAATAAATTTTTGCTGCCGTAGACGAGTTAGTCTCAGCAAATAAAATTTTGTCTGTAGAGATGTGTGCATTTCCTGCATCATCAGAAGAATTGATTGTAATATATTTTGCCATGTTAAAAAATTTATGGGTTAAACAAAAAACAAAGATACAGAAAAAAAACCAGTGATTTCTCACTGGCCCAAATGAAACTTCAATTCTATGAATAAGATATATAAATATACAAAATATTTTATACGTTTTTTGACAGTCCCGATAAATGCTTCAAAGCCTCTAAACCATCATCGGTTTGAAAATGAGATGCTATGATATAATAGGGGTCTTCTTGATAAGGTATGTTTAACATTTTCTTTTTATTTGATGGCGTATTGAAATACACCTCCTTACCATTGTTTCTGAATTGTAAAAGGTTTTTGTCAAAAAACAATTGAATCTTTGCGTTAAGTTTTAATGCAGGATCTTTTAGAAGAAGTAAAAAATCTTTTGGTTGATTTTTAGCAAACACTAATATGTCTCTTCTTAATTCATCGGTTGTGACTTTGGTCACGTCTCTTTGAAATAAAACTCTTGCTATATTTTCTACCTCATCAACTTTAAGTTTTCTTGCTTCGATCAAAGCATCTACCTCTGCGTTAAGATCTTCAACCACATCAGCAGCTTCTTTTGCTTTATCAACTTCTACATAAATTCTATCTCTACCAGGATGGTATTCTAAAAATCTTTGTAAAACTTGATTTTCTTTTTTAACTGTTAAAAAACCATTCTCAAAAATAATAGGCTCAAGAATCGCATTGTCATCTTGTTCATCTTGAAATGGTGAATTTTGGTTTCTAGCATACCTTAGAGCTTTATTAGTTCCAGTAGTTTCGTCAAACCAAAGTAAAGGAAATCGTTGTGTGTGTCTCGAGGCTAATATTAAAGATAATGGAGCCGATTCACGAGTGAGTTTGTAGATTTTATCTACGTATTTAGTAGTAGTTTTCATTAGATTAGATTTAATTTTAAAAAAAAGGGGAGCCTTAGCCCCCCTGACTATTAACCATAATTACTCTTGGAAGATAAAGAAGTTGTTAGCACCTAAAGTACAAACAGCTCTTTCTGACAAGAAGTTAACTTGCATGTTATCCACATCCGTTGTAGCAGCACCACCAGCAGAACCAGTAATCCAAGTCTTGTAACGTCTGTCTTCAGTTTCTGAAGCTCTGTATCTAACATGTAAGAAAGGTCTCTTAGCATTTTTACCAAGTATTTGGTCATAAACACTAGTAGAACCAGCTGGCACAAGTAGTCCGTTTACACGTCCTGAACCTGCTCCTGTTGGTAATCCACCTCTCATTGTTGGGTCATTTAAGTATTTCCAGTCAGTTTTGTAGAAGTCATAACCTCTTCTAAATCCTGAAAATCCTAGATTTAATGCCATTTCTTCATCATTGTCAAAAAGACCATATGAAGTACCACCCGCGCCATAAGCGTTTTGAGCAGCTGGCATGTC